TATGGCCTGCTGGCTGGCCTATGTCTCAGCGATGGTCGGATTGTAACGATAAATCTAACTTGGATCAAGTGTTATATCAGTGCGCTCGCTACCTGTCATATCAGCAAGTATTCTGTTTTTTGTATCAGCCTGATCGCGGAATGCAACAGTAGCATTACCGCCACCTAGATCAGTAATTGTTGTTTTTCCCACTGCAACAGCGGCAAGTATTCGCATAACTTCTGCTGCTGTATATCCTGATTCAATAACCTCATTCCATGAGGAAGAATTAACTTTCTCCCCCATTGATCCAGCGGTGTTATAGGATGCGGCCTGTGCTTGCCAGACCTCTTGCGCAATATCAAAAGCAGACGGTCTAGTGCCTGAATCAAACGCAACGGAAGCCTGCTCTAGCTGTTCAGCAGTGAGGGAAAGCGTACCCTCACCAAGGAACTCCACCGTCATCGTGTAAGCGTGTTGGGCATTGGGGCTGAACGTACCCTCACCAGAAAAGCCTACGGTCATATCTTCGACAGTTAAAGCGGCAACAGCAAACGAGCCATCGCCCCTGAACATGACAAACATATCCCAAGACTCTTTCAGAGTAGGAATCAGCGCCTTGGTTGCACTTTGGTAGCCTTGCGGCATAGATGTTTGCTGGCCGAATCCTGAGAAGTTTTCGATCAACTGCTGGCGGGCAGAAACTCGGGGGAACCCCCTAGCGTAAAAAGCGCCGCCGAGGAATTTGACCCGCCCGAAATTTGACCCGTTATTCCTTAGCACATCAGCCCCAGACCATGTCCAGCGAACCGGTGATCTGCTGGCTTACAGTCGCCGCGCCGCCTACCTGAATGAAGAAACCAAGGCACGAATCGTCATAGACGCGCTCGCCCAATATCCACTCAATCATGCCGGGGGTGTTTACCGCAGCCAGTGGGATTTCAGCAATCGGACGGTGTAATACAAACGCACCTACGCCAGTTGTCAAACCTGTTGTGATGGTGTATGACTGAACAGACTGAATGCCTGTATCACCTGCCGCTGTTGGGAAATATGGACCACCTACAGTGACAACGGTATTGGTCTGACCATACAAGCAGCCTATCGGGGCGTTAGTAGCAGGCGCATACATTGCACCAGAAGTACCAGAAGCGCCGCCTTGGTCATTGTAAGTAATGGTTAGCTGACCGTTACCGGCTGTACCCGCTGTAGTAACAACAAGTGAACACTGAACGCCTACCGCATTGGTCATGCGAGTATCACCTGTGCCTGTCCATGTCGGATGTGATGACATAGTTGAAGGTACGCCAGTCAATGCGCATGAAGGATACACATGGATAATATCAGTTAACACAAGAATGCCGGGGGAAAGCGTAGCGCCACCTGTTATAACTGAAAGCGATTGCAAATAACGCAGCAAGGTAGAAACATCAGCGCCCAATGGCAAAGCGCCCGCTGAAGACCTGTTTTTAGCAAGACCTGTGCCAGCCGTTCCTGTCAATACAACAGAGCCACCCGTACCAGCACCAGACAAGCACTCATGCCAGCGACCAGCAACAGACGTTGCACCAGTCACAACCGTTCTGTTATACGGCATACGCTGACGCTGACCAGCGGTTTTAGCAGCTACGATACTATCAACACCTGAAAAAGCCATATTATTGTTCTCCTACCGTCATAGTGCCGATGGCAAACTGTGGCACAGAGTTGATATTGACCGTAATTGATGAAGCCAGCGCAGCGGTGACAATAACTGTTCCAGCACCAGAAGCATTCTCACCAAGTGATGCGTGAGTAACAACTTGCGGCAACGTGCCTCCAGTGCATGTTCCAAACTGTAACAAGAGGTTCGTAGCTGCTACACCTGCTGCTGCTGCATTGAATCCACCGGCGCCACTGCGAGTGATAGGGATACGAGCATATCCTGTGTACACCACTTCATTGGTCAGTTGATCTCCACCAAGACCTACCGCTCCAGTGTGTAGCGAAACATATAGCGTACTTGCGCCATCCCAAGACGGGGCGACATTGCGAACGAGGTAATTGACTACATCGTTTGCGGATTGCGTTGTCTTATCTGCCATTACCTTACCCTCTTACAGTTAAATTACCATCCGCTAGGATTATATGAATTACCACCGCCACTGCCTCCATCTACTAGCTCGAAACCAGTCTGCCCGGCATTAACAGCAACAACTTTGTTCGCGTTGCCTGTATAGACAAGCGCAGATATTGAATCCAGTTTATCACTATGCGTCTGCACACTCGCCCCGCCAAGTGCTTTTTTAATCGCTGCATCAGCGTAACCGCGCTCTCTACTCACGACTGGATAAACCCGTCAATACATACGGCAGTAATACTGGCTGCTGTTCCAGCCTGAGCCTGTAACTTTCCGCCGACTGTCATAACCGGAATATCAATGTCAATGAAGGTATTTGCTGCCAGACTGGTGACAGGCAGACAACAATTACTGTCAGAAGCTGAACCTGATTGCTGAACTGCCCATGCTTGGATTGTAGCAGCAAGTGCCGTAGTGTTAGAGAACCGCACACGCATGTTACGCAACAGGCTTGTAGTCGGGCTTGTAGGCACTGTGTACAGCGTCTCTACGGCAGCGTTATTAACCTGATTTGGCGCAAATAGTTGTGAGAATGCGATAGCCATTATGTCATACCTATAAACGCTTTGATTTCGTTAATCTGGTTTTGCATTGAATTGTTTTGCTGCCCGCCAGATAAAGCAATGCTGTATATTTCCTCAGTAGTCTGGCTATTTTCAGCGGGCGTTGTTTCTGTTGCCTGTCTTACCAAAGCCTCGAACGCCCGTATCATATCGGGAGTCTTGAATACTTGCGCTATCTGATCACGCTGAAAATTAGTGTTAACTTCATTGCTAGACATACAGCGGCTCCATTCTAGCCTCTAGTCTGGCTACTGTCATGTGCGCATCACTTGTGCCGCCGAAACGCTGCATTCTGTAATTCTGCATGTGCCCCATCTGCAACCACTGAATACGGGCATTCAGATCACCACGGTTAATCGCCTTGGTGTATCGTCTGTTGCTCCACGTCACGCCGTTAACAGAGTATTGCGTCCAGATAGTAGCGTCATTAGAAGCGGGCGCTCTAGAAGGAAGCCCGACTAATTCCATTGAGTGAAATATCGCACCCATGCCTTCATTGTAAACTATGAGTGTGCCAAAATCCCATGCTACCGGATCGCCATAATGTGAGGATGTATCATCTGTCAGATAGCCGACACGATAAGACAAAGGATCACCGCAAAGCCACTTGTCATACGCATACACAAACGAGCGAGCGCGGTACTGGCCTTGTTCAGCAGCACCGGATGATAGAGTAAACCAGACAGGCATCTGCAATGCAGCACTTGAGGCAATGTCATATACTAGCGTTTTATCTGGCAAGTGCAGATAGAAGAATTGATGTCCTTTATCAGTGCGCGACTCACAATAGGACTTAGCTAAAACTGCCTCAGTATACCCAGACAGGATAATATCAATCTCACGAGTCGCAACCTTCTCAGCGCCTCCATTCTGTACCGCCCAAATAGATATAGACTCGTTACGACCTCCACCTACCAGCATAATCACGTCACCGACCACACAGGCTGCACGATTGCCAACGCACCCCTTCATAGCCTGAGCACCATCTACACGCTGGAAAGGAAAGTTAGACCCGCCAACGTTGCGAAAAACCTCTGAAGTGTAACGGTTTAGAGCATGAACCTCATTGCGCAGTTCTAATATCTTTTCAATCGGATCGGGGTCAATTTCTGAACTTCCGTACTTGAGAGGATTTACCTCAAAAGGATTATTTAATTCTGTAACAACCAGAAACTCACCATCGGTTGTCATCGTGTAGCCATCAATCCACAGACAGTCATAGACTTTGCCTAGATCAGTATCGGTAACTTGCTCGACACCTGTATCTGGTGTGTAATAGAAAAGCTTTGTACCGGAATTGATAATCAGCCGGTCAAAAGAATAGTCCATTACCACGATATTACTAGAGCCTACATCGCCTAGAATCGTTACGACACCGTTAGCAGCAACAGATACCAGTTTTGTACCCATGACGCGGTAACATATTCCGTTCCAGTTAATGCCGCCGCGATCAACACCAACGCCATCCGCAAATAATTTAATGCCGTCCGCTGGCTTTAGGTATCCATTATTTATCCCTGTATCTTTGGGAACGGGAACCATGTTGCGCGGGTATGACGTGCGAAAATCCGCATTCTTATCGGTGTAGATACCGTTAAGGATAGGGATTTTCACGGGATTATATCCCTCTGCCAGTCATCACTGATAGAGTTGTGCCAGCCGGAGAATAATAAGAAATCCGGTTATCTGATAATGATTTTGTGAAAGTAGTTGCTTGCCCACCAAATACTGGCAGGTCTGTAGCATCAGCTACAACAATAGTACCAGCGGAATTATAAGTACATACATACACAACATTAGAGCCGTAGTTTACTACTCTCACTTGATCGCAGCTATCATTGATAATGGCAACAGCAGCAGGATCAGCAGCGCTTAAGTTTTGGTTGCTTTTGTATTGCGGGCTAAATGGTCTCATATATCACCTTAAGGGGCTGGAGCGGAGTAACGGGAAATGCAGTACCAAAACTTCATCACTAAATCAAACTTCAATACAAAACTATCTCCAGCCTGCATAGATGACGGAGCCCCATATACTGTTGCACCATTGTCATCAAACGTGATGGTCGTAATATCTTGCGTTGTGTTAACAATCAACTCTTGTTGGTCTGCAACTGTAGCAGCCAGAGGCATAACAATCTCTCCCTCAAATCCGGCAGTCGTAGGCGTAACAATCAGCCAAGTGCTTTGACCAATACCGCCTACAGTTATCTCAAAGTCTGTAGCAACAGGAGAGCTGTATTGCGTGATAAATCCACCACCGCCAGATACGCCCATTAACTGACTCATTAACGTAGCAATAGCAGTAAAAGAGGTTTTGGCAGCATCCCCGTTATTAGTAGAGAAAAATGCTACTAGGTCGCCAGCAGTAGGTGTGCGTGTAGGTAACTGGTTAATCTGTGGCATTAGGGTAAAACCTCTACGTTAGAGTCTGCATTTCCGGCATATTCAATTGCGCCATCCAAACCGGCAAGAATAGGCTGATTCGTCTGCACATTGAACGGATAATAAACGCGCTTCTGCCCAGCGCCGGCAGGCATAGTACCCAACTGCATTTGTGGCGTAGGAGCAAGCTTAGTCAGCATCGCACTATAAGCCTGCTTTGCGTTAATCATTGATGTAGGTGGCAATTGCTTGCCAAACATCGGGGCTATCTTGATAGCTAAATTGGTGTAGATTGCCTCGTTAGCACAATCTGGTACGTTTGTTTGTTCATCTAAATCTGAATACTGAGGGCTAGACGGTATCGGATAACCTAAACGAATGCCTAAACCGTTCCAGCTTTCGCACATCGCATCAAGGCGATAGATAGCAGACTGCAATTGCTCAGGCAGCAAGTCAAAAACGTACTGAGCAAGCCCTATCTCTTCAAAGGCTCGCTGTACGAATTGGCGCTTAGTCCAGCCCATTACTCTGCCAGCTTCGCTTCAATCAGTGCAGCGAGTTTTTTGTCACCAAGATTCTTGCTGAACTTGATACCTAATTCTGTGGCTTTTGCTACCAATTCTTCACGAGTAGGAGGCGAGACTTCATCAACCTTCTCCTCTTTCACTTCTTCAACTTTGGCAGCTACAACGACAGGCTTAACTTCGCCTGATACAGCCTCCAATTCAACCATAGACGCTACCCATCCATCAGCTAATGCAGCTTCTAATGCTTCTTCATCATCAATGCCGCGATAGGAAAAAGTACCGCCCTTCATTTGATGAGCGCCACCTTTCTTGAATACAAGCGTAGGAAATGACATAAATTACCTCAGAAAAATAGAGGGGCTTTTACGCCCCTCAACACATCAAGCAATGCGATAAGAAACAAACACACCAGCAGCAGTCTTGCGAGTGCGCCACTGTGAGCTATTGCCAGTAATGCCGCCAGTTGTAACGTGTGCTGACTGCACAATCGGGTTGCCCACGATGGTATGCGAATCAGAAGCTGTTACAGTGATGGTATCCAGCGCAGCAGCAGACAGGTTAATCAAAACCCAATCCACTGCACGACCAACAGCCAGCTCAGTAGCAGCATCCAGCAAAGCGCCAGTAGGCAGCGTATAAGCAGCAGTTGCACCAGCAGTATGCGTGCCAGTGATAATGCGACTTAACAAGCCAGCAGACGTGATAGAAGCCGCTACAGTCATCGCAGTAGGAGCGCCTTGTGCATTCGACACAGTTGCGTTAGCTGCAACAACAGGAGCTGTACCTACAGAAGTAGTTACTGGAGCTTCTCCAGTGTTATCAATACGAATTACCGCGCCAGCAGTGTAAGGGCCATATACCGTTTGGCCGTTGCTAACAGAAGCCAACTGGCTAAATGTTGAAGGCGCATTAGGATAACCAACCTGCAAAAATACATCCGCAGAACCCGATGTGTATACCGCAATACTGCCAGCGGCAGGTACTGTAATAGTTGTAGTGCCATAAGCGTAAATAACTGCCATGATTTTATCCTCGAACTAGAAAAAGAAAGGGGAGACTCGCTCCCCATGCTATTAGGTCTGACTGAACAACATGATGCCGGACATTTCAGGCTGCAAGTTAACAACCCCAAAGAAAATATCCCAACGGAAGAAAGTCTCCATTGTTTTTATGTCATATTGTTTCTGCATGACAACCTCAATACCGCTGTCAGTCGTTGCTCGCATAATGGCAGCACCCGCATCAGAAGGAACGGCATAACGAGCTGGCAATAACTCAATAGAGTCTTTCTGCCAGAACGGGTTAACCGATGCAGTGACAGTGTTGAGCCATACAATCGGAGCGGTAGCAGAAGGCGTAACGATAACGTTCTGATACTGCGCTTCTGCGCTTGAGCCACCCTGATTAGAGATAATTGGAGGGCTGATAACCAGCGTAGTAGCGGACGGCACAGAGATAACGCGATACGACTTGAGCTGACCAGTGCCTGTTTTGGCAATGTGGTGACACGCCTCTGCACCGCCAATAGTAAACGCATCGCCCGCTGCTACAGAAGTAGTAGAGCTTACAGTGATGGTCTGATAACGGTTATCAACGTTAGATGTTTCACCAGTGCCAGCCGCTACAGAAGTAGCTTTAGGGACATAGTAGTTGCCAGCGCCAACCAAGGTAGAAACAGTGATAGAGCCACCGCCAGCAGCAGCCGTTAAACGGTTGCCATAGTCCAGCTTGTAGGTATCAAAACCAGCTACCACACCTACGCGGTTTTTCTCGTAAGCAGCTGTCGGCTTCTCGTTCATGGTTTGACGTGCAGCCAAGTTGCTAGCCATGCCGTTATAATCGCGGCTAGTCAAAGCCATTACGCGGTCATACTGAGGAATGCCTTGCTCGTTCATCACGCTATCAGCTACAGCAACATCATCATAGCCAGATGCAGCAGAAGTACGCTTAACTACCAGAGTACCTTGATTACACGCAACGCTAAGAACAGCCTTGTTAACATCAGAAGCCAGTTTTTGACGGGCTGCTTTACCAAGGTTACCTTGCTGCAACGCATCACGCAGCTCTAAAGCTGTCATCAGAATTGGAGAGGATTTTTGATAGCCCAAAGTAGCAGGAACGGAAAGCTGAGTAGAGCTTTTGAAGTTCGCTGTCTGGTCAGTACCATCAAAGGTCTGTGCAATATACGGTTGTGGACGCCAAATAACGTTATTGGTGCGCTCCATAGTCGTATCATTTGTGCTGTACTTGTTGACATTCTTTGACATGACTTCGCTGTCATTAAAGCCTTCAAGCATGTCTTCAAACGCTACAATTTCTTCTTTGGAAAAGGCATTAGCCATAGTAAAAACCCCTATAAAATGAGAAAAATAAGCCGTTATTGGCTTGGTTAACTCATCCTATTGGGGCTGGATGGATGCCACTGAATTTGTTGCTATCTGCTATTTCGAGCTAGCGATACTCGTATAAACCACTATATACACTATCTACTTTTTTCACGCAACTGTTTTTTGTAGGCAATAACTTTGGACATATCGCCAGACTTCACGCCCTCTTCCCGCAAGCGGTCAAGCGTCTTGTCATTGATGCCGCCAATAGCAGTGTTGCCTGTTACAGTTTTCTCTGGTGCGGTAGCAGGTTTTCTTGTTACGGTCATCTTGGACTCCAGCCGGATAAGGGCAGCAGTGAATTGAATCGGATCAGTAATGGCTTTCAGCTCTTTCAGCTTCTCTGGATTCTTACCCAATGCGTACATGACGTGCGGGGCAGATTCAATCGTAGAAACAATAATCCCCTGCTGAATCGAAGAGAGAGATTGCATTGCAGTAGCTTCTGCTTCTTCAAAGTCTTCAATCTTAGCTAACTTAGTACGGCCTTCTTGATAGCCCTGTAACTTTTCATTCCACGATTTTTCTTGTAGCTCTGCTTGTTCGCGCTTTTTGGCTTCTTCTGCATCGACAACACGCTTATTGTCGTACCACTTTTCCATTGCAGCAGCGAAAGCGTCTTCATCGTAATCAATACCATCATCACTCATAGACGGCTTCTTACCTAGTGCCGCTTTCTGATCTGGTATTTTCAAAGCGTCAAGCTGTGCTTGCTGCTCTCGTATAGTTTTTTCCTGCTCTTTTGTGCGCTTGCGTAATTCCTTAACCCACTCAGGGGCTGGCGCTTTTTCATCATCAGCTTTCGGCGTTACAACTTCTTCACCAAGCGAGATAACAATTTCGTCACTCTCATCTTCTGGCGGAATCTCTGCTGCTGCTAATTCAGCTGCCGCTAACTCTTCTGGCGTTTGCTCAATCTCGAAATCTTCTTCATTGCCCTGTATCTCTATCTCTGTTTGCATCTTCTTTACCTTCTGGTTGCTCAGTCATTTTAGGCTGACCGGATTGCCCACCCGACATAGCAATCTCTGCCCTGTCAAGATTGTCTAGTTGTTTGCCAAAACCATCCTGTTTATCAAGGTCGGTTTCAGCAATGATCTTTTGGGTCTCAGCAGCAGTCTTCTCGACTTGAGTGAGAGTAAGCTGCGTTTTGGCTTGCGCGCCTTGAGCATCGGCATTGGCCTTGTTGGCAGACGCTTGAAGGAACTGCGTATTCGCATCAGGTGGTTGTTGTGCTTCTTGAGCTTGCTGATCTGCCAATATCTGCTTCTCTTCCTCGGTAGGAGTAACAACGCCCATGCGGAGCATTTTTTGCCTGAACCAGTTACGCACATCCTCAATGCCTTCTCCCTCCATGTTCATCATTGCCATAGAGCCTAGAACCTGCAACATTTCAGGGTCTTGTGTAATGGTCATCATTTGAGTCAAAGCGCGGACGGTAGAATTACGGCGTGAGCTGCTAGATGGTCCGACTTCTACATAAACCTCAAGGCTGCTATTGCCTAAATCATTTTCGTAAGTAGTCGCACCCGTAACAGCATCAAGCATAGGGCGCATCAATTCAATCTGCCCAACTTCTCCCTGCTCAGTCATGGTCTTCATTTTTCTGCCAGCTTCGACAGCAATGTCTTTCATCATGCCAAGCCAGATTTCACCAGAGCGTTTAACCGCTTTGGCAAAGTTGGACATGAGAATAAAATTGCCCATGTCTATCTTGTTTTGCACCATTTCAACAGCCACGCCAGCCTGATTAGCTGGCATGTTATCCATTGATTGATCTGAGCCTAACAAGTCCTTCATGTCCGTATCGGTGACCTGAATCAACGCCGCCATTGCAGGCGGGATATTTGGGACTTTGGTATAAGCAGGCGGCCCCAACATAACCGGTGTACCGGCGGCATCAGTAACAGGGCGAGCCAGCAAATAAGGGTTATCTGCAATGTTGTCTTCTGCCCACATAACCTCGAACCCCGTTATCTGTTCAGGGTCAAAGATAGGTTTTTCAACTGTGGACTTAGCAGATATTTCAGCCAACTTACTGAGCTGCATATTCTTAATGCGCTGCGAGTCTTTTGCTATGCGCACAATGCCTTGGCAGCGTTCAACATTGTCGATAATCTGACGGTCAGCAAAGAAAGGCACGATGGGGATATTATTGCCGGCAATGTATCCTTGGTCTTCAAGAATCTTTCCGCCTGACATTAAATACTTGTGAATCTTTTTGCATTTTACTTTATCGCGCCTTACCTCAGCCCAGCCAGTAGCAACTAAGCGATCAAGTAATTCTTCGTCTTCTTCGAAATCATCCTTAGTGTATGTCGCCTCTTCTTCTCCAGTAGCAGACCTATACACATGGCGAATCTCATTGATAGACTCAACCCTGTAATACTCGGCAACATAGACAGTGTCGTTAAAGATATACCAGTCAAATTCTGTAAGGTGGACTTCTTTAGGCCATGTAGTTGGATCGTCACCGTATTCAGCAACGTAGGAATCCCACGTCATTGGCACTAGAACCCAGCAATGCTTTGCATCTGACTTGTCTTGTCGCTTGGCATCACGATCAAAGAATACTGTAGAGTCAGCGTCAAATATCGGCTCCATGCGGATGCGCTGATATTCATTATCGCTATACTCATCCTCAAGCACAGCGCGTAAACGCCATGCACCGATGCCACCTGTTATGCCCTCATCAAAGGCATTGTCATAAGCCTCATCAGCAGTAGAGTCTTGCTCATCTGCACGATACAAGCCGTTACACGCATCGGTCAGCTTATCGTCTTTAGAGCCATCACGCGGGATAAACTTAACACCTATCCGATTAGCCCTGTATTCATTCTTGGCTCGCTTTACAGCGCCTTGTACTTTGTTGACTTCAAACCTTGGCTTGTTCTGGAACTGCCTAGCGAGCGAGCCTTCCCATTGCGCTCCAGCGATATAACAGAATCGACGGTCTGCCAAACACTCTAGCCTATCCATGCGAACAGAGGATTGAACCATGTTGAAAGCGCGTAAAGACTCATCGTGAATCTTGCGTAGTCTTTCTGCTTTGCCAACTCTAGCCATCGAAACCGCCTGATATTTACCTGCGCAATAGTGGCATATACCTAATTATTACGCAATAGAATTTTTTTCGGTACAACAATACGTATTATCCACTAAATACTTCCCCATTTTCCTGCATTACTGTTACTTCAATGCAAACAAGGAGATCATCATGAAAACAGCAATCGCAATCCTAGTAATAGCAATTCTTTCTGTCTCGGCTATTGCCATACAGCATTATCAGCATGTAGATAAATACTCCGTGGCAACCGCGGCCCCATTACCAGACCTACTACAAGACTGGACTGACGAACAGCTTGAAGACGAACAGATTACCTACCTCGAAGCTATCGAAACGCTCAAAGACGAACAGAAGCGCAGAGCCAAGTAATCAATCCAGCCCCGCTTCTTTTTCACGGCGCTTGGTAGCTGTAATCGCTTCACGGATACCTTCACCGGCAGCGGCTTTAGCTACAGGAGCAGGCTTCTTAACAGGGGCGCTAGCTGGCTTGGCTTTAGCGGTAACAATTACCTGCTTATCAGGCTTTGGCGGAACGTACTTATCGGCTGGAGTATTAACGCCGATAATAATCTTTGGTTTTGGCTTGCCTGTTTTCAGGTCTGTATTGCTTGGGTCAAATCGCGTTGCCATGTTGCTCTCCAGTCATTGTTGATAATCGGGCGGATAATACCACAACTAATTCCAGTGATGTTTAGTAGGAATCACACTGGCTTTGACTGCTGGCTTGGTATTCTTTCTCTGTATACGATTGCCTAACGCATATCTCTGAGCGTCAATACAGTGGTTATGCGCGTCTATAATATCACTGGTAGGCTTTTCTGTGTGCTTGTCTATCTTGTAACTGTACATGCTGAACTCGCTGATAGTGTTAACACAGCGCGGGTGTATGTAGATCATATCGTAAGCGCCTCTCATATGCGCTATGCCGTCCTCTACACTACCTTTCCACTTGTCACAGGCTACAATCTTGAATCCAGCGCCCTGCATATAGCTGATAGTCTCAGGTCTTGCATTATCGGCATATATTGTATGCTGCCTGCTTTCTGGCACAGTATCAAACAGGGCAGGAAGGTCTAACAAGTCCACGCCTCGACCATACGCCTCATCAGTAATCCATAAACACTGATTTTTTACATAGCTCTTTAGGAGCGTTGTAGGATCAATACTGAATCCCCAGTCAGCGCCGAATAACGGCTTCTCTAACCAGTCGTTATGGTCAAACTCCTTAATCTCCCAACGTCCTGCCATAATCTG